GCTAAGAACAGCACCGCTAACATCGTTGGCACCGCTGGCACGCCACCGACCGGCCTGATTACTTACCTGACCGCACAAGCGTATCTGGATTCAGAAGGCGCACCGCGTGATGGCCGTCGCTCTTGCATCATTGAGCCATTTACTTCGGCGACCATCGTTGACAGCCTGAAAGGTTTGTTTAACCCACAGTCGCAGGTAAGCGATCAGTATCAAAAAGGTCTGATGGGTCGTGATTCGGGCGGCATGAACTGGAAGATGGATCAGAACGTTGTCGCGCAGACTTTCGGCGCATGGACTACGACCGCTGGCACGCTGACGGCTAATACTCAGTCGATTGGTATTTCGACCGGCTGGGCATCGTCATCGACCATCACCCTGACCCACTCGGCTGGCCTGACCTTGCGTCAAGGCGATGTGATCCAGATCGCTAACGTGTTTGCGGTCAACCCACAGAACCGTCAGGCGTATGGCTCGAACAAGGCGCGTAACTTCGTGGTGCAGTCCACGGTTACAGGTTCGGGTTCGTCCACCATGCAAGTGACCGTGGTTCCGGCGATCATCACCGGCGGTCAGTTCCAGAACGTCACCATCCCGACCACTTCGGCGACTGCAACCGTGACACCGTTCAGCATCGGTACGTCGGCCACCGGCACCGTATCGCCGCAGAACATCGTTATGCATCGCAATGCGTTTACGCTGGCGACTGCTGACCTTGAGCTGCCTGACGGTGTGCATTTCGCTGGTCGTGCGTCGGACAAGGAGCTGGGTCTGTCGATTCGTGTGGTTCGTCAATATACGATCAACAACGACTCGATTCCGACTCGTCTGGATGTCCTGTATGGCTGGGCTCCGTTGTATCAAGAACTGGCCTGCCGTGTCGCAGCCTAATTACCATTGAAAGGAAACTGACATGAGCAATCCAGGACCAGCAAGTACCCAAACCAACCACCCCTCGAATCTGGCCACCAACCAGGCATACCGCCTGCTGGCCAGCGCACAGGGTGTCAACCTTAACTCGGTGGCAGATACCGTTGCCAACGTGCTTAATTCATCGTCGTACAGCGTTCAGGACATCATCGTGGCTAACGCCAGCGTTGACCTGACCACTGCGCAGTTGGCAGTGCGTACGGGCGCAGGCGGCACCGGCACCGCAGTCAAAACCGCTTATGCGCTGACCGGCAACTCGGCCAGCGACAAGGTGGTGGTGACGGCGGCTGACGATACCGATGCGTTGACCGGCGATGTCTTGTACATCCGTTGCACCACCGCGCAGGGCGCAGCAGCAACAGCCGATGTTTATATTTACGGCTACGACCTGACGTTCCTTTCCTAATCGGAATGGAATAACGCACTGGAAAAGCCACCCTCCAAAGGGGTGGTTTTTTCATATTGAAATTTAGATAAGGGGCAAAGCTATGCTGCCAAGTTTCAGACCGAACGGGCCAACGACCCGCATTACTGTTCCTAGCAGCGCTTCCACGCCGCTGCAAATTACCCCAAATACCAACGTCCAAAACAACTATGTTGCGCTGTTAAATGTCGGCGCGGCGACGGTCAGCGTGAGCTTGGGATCGACCAGCGCCACGACTGCGACTCCTGTGGTGCCATTGACTACCGCCTCAACGCCTGGCGTGGTTTTGCCGCCGAATATGATCTATCCGATGATTATTCCGGCACCGCGCAATAACTTTTTTGTATCCATAATCGGCAATTCAGCAGCCGGTGACGTTTATGTAACTCCTGTTGCGGCTGGGTAATCATGGCGAATCAAGTCGCCAGCCAGCAGACTATAAACATCGTTCCGGTACAGGGCATATTCGGCCCTGAGCCGACGTTTACGCCGATAACGCTGGTCGGCCCTGCTGGTTCGTACTTTTACCCTGTCATCAACCCGAATCAATCGGGGCTGACGATCACGAATTCGACCATTGATTCGTCGATTATTGGTGGGAACGTACCGGCTGCGGCGTATTTCACGACTGCGCAAGTTGCAGCGACTCCGACGGCAGACACCGATGTGGCGAATAAAGCCTACGTTGACTCTGTTGCGCAGGGTTTGGACATCAAAGCGTCGTGTTTGTACACCACAACAGCAAATATCACGCTGTCGGGGCTGGGTACACAGGCGGGTGGTGATTGGCCATCAACCCTGACCGCTGGCGACCGTATTTTGGTCAAGAATCAGGCGAATCAGGCGCAAAACGGCATTTATGCGGCATCGGCATCGGGTTGGACGCGCACCGCCGACATGAATAACTGGGCTGAAGTGCCTGGCGCGTTTACGTTTATTGAGGATGGCGCGACGCTATCAGCAACCGGCTGGGTGACGACGGCGGGATCGACCGGCACGATTGGCGTGACCAATATGCCGTGGACGCAGTTTAGCGGGGCGGGGACATATACCGCTGGGAATGGCCTGCAACTGATCTCGAATCAGTTTTCCGTCAAGCTAAATGGCACGACGTTGGATGCCAGCAGCAGCGGATTGCGCATTTCTACGACCTACGCAGGCCAGACCAGCATTACCACGCTGGGAACAATTGCCACAGGCGAGTGGGCTGCGACCGACGTTGCGGTGTTACATGGCGGCACGGGCGCATCGGATGCGGCTGGGGCTAGGGCGAACCTGTCGGCTGCGGTTTTAGGGGCAAACAACGACATTACCAGTATGTCGGCGATCACAGGCGCAATTGCGACCCCGACATATATTGACTTTAACAGCACGCAAAACCCGCTGCCGACCAATGCGACGGCGCGGCTTTACTACGACAGCAACGACCAATTCCAAACGCTTGCGTTCCAAATGAACGGCAACGTGGTGCAAAAGATTGGTGAGGAGCAGTTTTACCGCGTCAAATGTCAGGGGGCAATCAGCAAAGGCCAAGTGGTCATGTTCGCCAATACGGTCGGCGCGTCTGGTGGGTTGGTGGGCGCAGCCGCCACGGGTCTTACCAAAGATCAAGGCCAATACATCCTTGGCCTGGCCGCAGAATCCGGCAACAACAACGACTGGATTTTTGTGGTGTCGTTTGGTGAGGTCAAAAACATCAACACCACGGGCGGCGCTGAAATGTGGGCGCAAGGCGATGAGCTGTATTACAACCCTGCGGTGACGGGTGGGCTGACTAAAAATAAGCCAGCCGTCCCGAATGCGATTGTGCTGGTCGCAGCGGTGGTTTATGTGGGAACGTCCAACGGCATTTTGTTTGTACGACCGACTTATGGATCGGTTTTGGGCGGCACCGACGGCAACGTGCAGTTCAGTACGCTGAATAACTTAGATGTTTTGCAATACAACGGCACGGGACAGTATTGGACAAACGTGCAAGCCAGTACCTTGTCGGTTAGCTACGCGGCAACCGCTGGCAGCGCAGGATCGGCTACGACGGCCACCACTGCGACGAATTTAGCTGGCGGCACAACTGGCGCTGTGCCGTATCAGTCGGGCGCAGGGGCTACGACATTCTTGGGTCTTGGCACCCTGAATTACATTATGACCGCAGGCGCGTCTGCGCCGGTGTGGACAAACCCGACGGGGATCACGGTTGGCAACGCCACAAATGCAACAAGTGCAACGACCGCGACGAATTTGGCAGGCGGGGCTGCGGCGAGTATTCCGTACCAATCTGCGACCGGCACGACGGCATTTTTAGCGTCTGCGGCTGGGGATTCTGGCAAGGTCTTGCAGAGTAATGGGACAAGTGCGCCGAGCTGGGTCACGCCGGTGGCTTACGCGACGGTCACCGATGACACAACTACCAATTCGACGTTCTATCCGCTGTTTGCTAATCAGACCAGTGGTAATCTGACCACTGAATTTACCAGCTCGACTAAGCTGCAATACAACCCGTCCACAGGAACCTTGACCGCGACGGTGTTTAGCGGATCGGGCGCAAGTTTGACGAATTTGCCAGCCGGTCAACTGTCAGGCACGATTCCGTCAGGGGTGCTGGGTAATTCGACGCTGTATATCGGCACGACCGCGATTGCGTTAAATCGAGGCAGCGCCAGCCAAAGCCTGACAGGGGTGAATATTGACGGGTCGGCTGGATCGGCGACAACTGCGACCAACGCAAATAACGTGGCGGTGACGGACGATACAACGACGAATGCGGACTATTACCCAACTTGGGTCAACAATACGTCAGGAAACCATCCGATCAGCGTATCATCAACCAAACTCAAATTTAACCCGTCCAGCGGCGTTTTAACGACCACAGGCGGCATCGGTGGAGGCGCGTTCTAATGAATTGCAAGATTTTGGACATTGAGGCACGCGACGGGGTAATTACTGGCGCGAAATACTTGTGTTCGATGGGCGATGTGCAAACCGAAGGATGGTGGTATTTTAAGCAATTAAGCGATAAGCCGTTTGCTGAAGTCCAAGAGGCTGATGT